CCAGCTTGGATTATATTCTTCTTCGTCTCCTTGATATTCATATTTAATTGTAATAAAATTAGATAAAACTCTATATAGCCTTTCGCCATCAACTATAAATTCATACTCACTATTAGGCCTAAAACCAACTAGGTCGTTTACCTCTACTGCACCGTCTGAATATTTAACAATACCTTGTAGAGGTTTTTCAGATTCAATATTAAATTGATCTATTGCTTTTAAAGGTTTTACAAAACAATAACCTTTTGGAGCTATCCACTCTTTATTTCTTTTGTATAAAAAGATTTGATCGTGGTTTATAAAATAAGTAGATTCATTAAAATAACTTCTACTATTTTTCTCTATACCTTTTACGTTGTGCCATCTTCTAAAAACATTATGATGTACTATAACTGTATCTCCAGCTTGTATTTCCGTGTGTCCCACTATAGGTGTAGATATAACAGTTGCTTCTCTATTTACGTATTGATGGTTGTAAATTTCAGTATTAAGTATTAACTCTGAATTACCAACTTTTGTAGTGTTATTATATCTTTCTCCTTTTGGCGTTACAACAAAGTTGTGAACGCTTTTCATTAATACTCGAGATTATATTCTACAGATACCGCCATGTTTTTATTAAAGTCTTTCCAAGGTAAAACATCTTTGTTCTTTTTAATATATATAGAATACTTTTCGTCCTCTTCTAATATATCACAAATAGTATGGCCACCATACACTTCTTGCCCTACGGCATAGTGCATAGCGTCATTTTTATAGTCCTTACCTACGGAAATCTTACGAATCAGCTTGGCCATCTTCTTTGTAGTTTATAGTGCCATCGTTAATATTAATATCAACAGTACCGTATTCTTTTTCAAGTTGAGCTTGTAAAGTATGTAGCATTTCTTGGCTAGAAGAAACTTGATGCATTAAAGCATGTTTCTTTGTTTCAAGAGTACCTATCTCGGCGTGCGCTCTATTTATAACGCTTACAGTTTGTTGTATTGATTTTAACTGGTCGTCAGTAACTTTTTCAGGTTTAATGCCTTTAAGTTCTTTAATTTTTCTACTTGTTCCTTTTACTTTTGTTGTTGCCATTTAATTTAATTTAAGTTAATTATTTATTTAATTTATATTGAGCCAGATAACATTAATTGTATCGGGTGTATATTATATAGATCTTTATTTACAGCACTAACGCTTTGGCAGTTTTTAGTTAGCGTAATTTGTGTATCAGATTTAACTAAACTAACAGTACCAATAACTTGATCATCTTCGTCATGCAGCACATCTCCAGGCGCAAAACACGCTAATGGGTTTGTAGTTTTTACTACTATTCCATTAGTACCAGTTGATGTTTCTGTACCAACTTGTACTGTTGATCTAAAATCTAAAGCACCTTTAGCAATAGCAGCAACATATAAATCTCCACTAACAGGTATATTTAAACCTGATTTTGTAGCTATATTTAAAACAACTAAATCGCCATCTATAAAATTATCTGTGGTTATAGGAACATATCCTACTAAATTATTTTTCCATTGAAAAGTATCTATAGCTGCGCCAGTAGTACCTAAAGTTGGAGGTACTTGATTTACAGATATACCTCTTTCTTCTTCTCTAATGTGGCTAGTTGCAAATAATAAATCTATACCAACCATTGTTTGATCAGCACCGTTTGTACCCCTTACTATAACTTGTATACCATCTATTGAAGCGCCTTTAAAACCTTTTACCTCATGCCAATCAAATAGTATTTCTGTATCAGCATAAGCTGCTGTTTGTATACTAGCAGGCATAGTTGGTAATACTTTTGTAAATGTTTTTTTATTAATCATTTTATTTTTTTATTTTTTCAAATGATCGACCGCCAAAATAAGCGCCGATCACAGTTATTAATACTAATTGCAAAAGATCTATATAAGAATCTTTCACATTGAATTTTATTGCACCAGCATCAATAAATATTAATAGCATGGTGCATACTATTAAAAATATTAAGACCATTGGCCTAACATTTTTGCTTAGCCAAGAGTCTGATTTTAAATCTGCTTCCCATCTACTAGTAATGTTTTTCTCCATTTCTATTTGATAGTTAGCAACTAATTCTTTTATTTTTCTTTCTGCCTCTAGCTTTTCTTCAGCAGAAGTATGTAAGTTATCTATTACTCCTCCAACGCCTTTTACAAGATCAGCTGCTCCACCAGAAAATAGTTTACTTAACATATATTATTTTTTTGCAAATTTTTCTATACCACTTATACCAAAGCACCCAAGCACTACGAGTACAAATGAATCGTATACAAATTCATTTATCATTAAATCTCTTCCTAACCAACCTGTTACAAGATCTACTATCATAATCACACACATTATTGCAAACGCAATAAAACCAATGATAGATTTCTCGTTCCAATTGTTATTATCTTTAAATATTTCCATGATTACCGTTGTTTGCGTCATTTTCCCATGGAAAGCTAGTTTCTCCAGCTTCTTTCCATTCACCACCTACCTTAATCATATCTCTACCGTTAATAGTTTCTCTAGGAAAAACTTCACCATTATAAGTTATACTGTTGTCATCGTAAGCTAATTTACCTAGCTTCATATCTGTAGCGTGTCTCATTTCGTGATTTATAACCTGTCTATCTTCTTCGCTACCAGGTATTATGTTTTTGTTTACATATATAGTACCATCCATATTTGCTTCACCCATTATGCCTTCATCTAACGGTACTCTAATAACAGGTGTGCCAGGTACAGAGCCGTCTTCTCCAGCTTGTTTACCAAAACGCATTTTTGTTTTGATTTCACCTCTAACAGCATAGTTGCCTCTATTTTTACCTAGTTTAAATCCCATTATCTATCTTTATCTTTTATCATATCATCTATAGCTTTATTGTAAACTTTATCTGTATATGATTTATTATTATAAAATACACTTCGTTCTGATGTAGGTAAATCTTCTTCACCTAATAAAACTCTATATATCCTACTAATCATTTGAGAGCATTTCCACGAGGTTTTAAATATAGAGTACATTATAGTAGTTCTATTACGATGTCTCCATACATCGATCCAACCTTCGTTTCTTAATCTGTCCCATCTTGCTTTATCCCACGAATATGTATAAACTCCGTTGATAAAATCGTTTCGTGTAAATCTTCCTTTACAATCTAAATAAATTAATAATTCTAAATCTGCATCTTTTAACCCGTAAGTTTTACAGACCCACTTTCTAGTGAGCCTGTAATACTTAAGGATATTTAATTCACGCAGATCCTGCGCGGTTAATCGCATCTACTATGATAATGCAGCAGCTACAGTAATAGCTCCACAATCAACAATACCACTGTCTAAAACAGTTGCGGCAGTTGATAAATCATCAGCTACAACTATAACGCCGTCATCATGCTTGTGACCAGTCATAGCTTCTCCAATAGCTTTGATAACTTGTAGTGATTTTCCAGCTGTAATATTTAACAATACAGTGTCTTTTATAATAATTTCACCATTTTGTCCAGCTCCTTTAATATTGTTTACAGACTCAAAAAACAATGTAAGCTCATCAGCAGCAGTACCATCAGCACCGGAATTAGAAGGTAACATACCTGCTAATTTAGATACTGGAACCATTAACGATTGTGCTTTATCATCATCATCACCAATAGTGGATTGAGTTCTGAAATAAAAATATCTTTCCATTTTTTTTGTATTTTTTTTAGTTAATAATTAGATTATGATCCAGCGTGTACAGCTACAGTAGCAATTGCGCCGCATGACGTTATATTAGTATCAACATATTGAGCTACAACTGTATTATCAGCTACGTTAGTTGTAACATCATCTGCGACGATTAATAAACCATCAGCTTTAGGATTAGACTTTTTACCATTTATAGCTCTAACTATAGATTTCATAACAGCTTCATGCGTGTTAGCAGTTATAGTTAATGCTACTGTATCAGCAATAGTAATTTCATCAGCTTGATCGTCTGCTCCTTCTGTATTTCTTAAGCTATCAAAATAAAGCGTCAATGTTGCATCGGCGGTTGGGTTCATTGCTCTTAGTTTACTAGCAGGAAAAACAACTGAAGTCTGAGCTCCATTGTTGTCATCATTATCCTCATCAGCAACTGTTCTAAAATACAATAATACTTCTTTGTTCATTTTTTTTAGTTTGTTAATTAATAATTTGTTTTATGTTTTAAGTTTAAGGTTTTGGGATTATGGTTTGGGCTTAATCTACTAGAACCACGTCACCATCACGAATAACTCTATAAAGAGTATCTTTCCATGAGATATCGTGTCCAGCATGTTTATCGTAATATATCGTGTCTCCATCTTTTAATCCTTCAACTAAAT